GAGAGAGAAAAAATTCTGGAAGATGCGAAAAAGATCATTTGTGAAGACAGGAATGAGCAGTACGGAGAGCCGGAAGATAACTTTGCCTGCATCGCTGCGCTGTGGACCGACTATATCGGTGTTGAACTGGACAGCTATGATGTCTGCATGTTGATGGTGCTTTTCAAGCTCGCCAGGCTGATGTCAGGGAAGTACAAGCGGGATTCCCTGGTGGATCTGATCGGGTATGCGGCATGTGCTGCCGAAGGGAGGAAAGAAAATGAGAGCGATTGATGCAGATGACTTACTGGAAGTAGTAAAACATTTAGAGCAGACAAGCGGAGAGTACGCAGATAGTTTTGTAAATGCCGCGGGGCATCGGTCAATTGAGCTTGACAGACTGAAGGACTATATCAATAACGCTGAAACACTCAATTGCCCTGTTTGTGGCGCAAAAATGACAGGAGGAAAGCATGAATAACAGTGAATTGATCGGGAATCTGCAGGAGGTGCTGGACGAGTTGTCCAGCCCTATCCTGACGTACAGCCCGGGCCATATCGAAGCTGTGCGGATCGCCATTGACCGGATCCGGGCAGAGGGGAAAGAAACAGCGGAACTGAAAAATGAAATTGCGGAATTAAAAAAGCAGGTACAGAGCCATGAATAGCCGGGAGTATTTGAAACAGCTGCAGCTGCTGGATGTGAAAATTAACCAGAAGCTGGAAGAGGCGTACAACTTGAAGTTGTTGGCAGAAAGCACCGGATCCATTGCGCCGGATCCGGACAAGGTGCAGACGTCGGTGTCCGGGGACAAGATGGCCGGTATGGTGGCGAAGTATGTAGATCTGGAGCAGCGGATTAATGAGATGGTGGATCATTATGCCTACATGCGTGACCGGATTATCGATCAGATCCACGAACTGACGGATCCGCGGTTTATCCGGCTGCTTTACCTGCATTATGTCCCAGACGTGCAGCAGCATCGCGTAAAACGCCTGGAAGAAATTGCGTGCATCATGACAAGGGCAGACGGGAGCCCATATAGCTATGATCACATCAAGCGGTTACATGGATGGGCACTGCAGGCATTTCAAAAAATTTTAGATAATTCTTGAAATGCCCTATGAATGCCACCTTTACCTGCTGTATAGTGTAGGAGTAGAAATTGACGCGGGCCGCAAGGTCTGGTACCTCATTTTGATTTACCTCCTTCGGCCGCGCCTCGATTTGTTTGCTAAACAGTTGCTTGAGGATATTCTCAAGCGTGTTTCATTTTCTTTCCTTTCTTGAATACGCGCCGGTTGGAGGTGGCCGGCGCGAAAAGACAACAATGGCCGTCTGTGTCCAGTGCAAGGACACGGGCGGCTTTTTATATGACTGAGGGGGTGGGCCTACGGCAAAGCAAGCAAAGCAGGGCAAGTATAAGCGCTGGATCACTCCGGAAGGTCTGCTTCGAATAGAAGGATGGGCAAGGGACGGACTAACGGATCAGCAGCTTGCGGATCAGATGGGAATTAGTACCACGTCGCTGTACGTTTGGAAAAATAAATATCCCGCCTTTGCGAAAGCCCTGGAGCAGGGCAAGGATGTGGTAGACCGTAAAGTAGAAAACGCTCTGCTGAAAAAAGCACTGCAAGGGAATGTAACGGCACAGATTTTTTGGCTAAAGAACCGCAAGCCGGAAGAATGGCGAGACAGAACTGAAAAGAATACCGCGATGGATGCCGAAGAACAGCGGGCACGGATTGAGAAGCTAAAGGCCGATACAGCCGTAGCGAAGGCAAAGACCGAAGCGCCGGAAGAGGCTGCAGACGATGGATTCTTGGAAGCCCTAAAGGGATCCGCTGCGGAGGACTGGAACGATGCCGAAGAAGACTAGAGCCGTATTCCATTTCAAGCCGTTCTCAAAAAAGCAGCGCATGATTCTAAACTGGTGGACAGAAACGTCCCCGGTGCAGGATATGGACGGCATCATAGCCGACGGGGCTATCCGGTCCGGAAAGACGGTCTGCATGTCGCTCTCCTTTATCCTGTGGGCAATGGAGAACTTCCATAACGAGAACTTCGGAATGTGTGGCAAGACGATCGGGTCTTTCCGCAGAAATGTGCTGTTTTGGCTGAAATTGATGCTAAAAAGCCGCGGGTATGCCGTGACAGACCATCGGGCGGATAACCTTGTGGTTGTACAGAGAAATGGCGTTGAAAATTACTTTTACATTTTCGGCGGCAAGGATGAACGGTCACAGGATCTGATCCAGGGAATCACGCTGGCAGGTGTGTTTTTTGACGAAGTGGCCTTGATGCCGGAATCCTTTGTCAATCAGGCAACCGGCCGATGTTCCGTAGATGGGTCAAAGTTCTGGTTTAATTGCAACCCCGCGGGGCCGTTTCACTGGTTCAAAAAGAACTGGATTGATGAACGAAACAGAAAGCGGCTTCTGTACCTGCATTTCACCATGGACGACAACCTAAGCCTGTCAGAGCGAGTAAAAGAGCGATACCGCGGCATGTATTCCGGTGTGTTCTACAAGCGCTATATTCTAGGGCTTTGGTGCATGGCGGAGGGCGTGATCTACGACATGTTTGACGCAGCAAAACACGTGATTTCATCGGTTTCCGGCGCGGCGGCGCCATACCGATACGTCAGCTGCGACTATGGTACACAAAATGCCACCGTATTCCTTCTGTGGGAAAAGCATGGGGCGGACTGGATCTGCTGCCGGGAGTACTACTATTCCGGCCGGGAGGAAGGCAGACAGCGGACCGATACCGAGTATGCCGATGATCTGCAGGCGTGGCTTGACGGGGTCCATCCGAAAGCAGTAGTTGTGGATCCTTCGGCGGCCAGTTTTATCGCAGAGCTTAAAAAGCGCGGATACAAGGTTCGGAAAGCAAAAAATGACGTATTGGACGGCATCCGCGTAGTCAGCACATGGCTAAACGGTGGGCATCTGAAAATCACGGGCTGCTGCCAGCACACGATAGAGGAGTTTGCATCCTATGTCTGGGATGAAAAAGCGGCAGACCGCGGCGAAGACAGGCCGGTGAAGGAATCAGACCATTGTCTCGATGCCTTGCGGTATTTTGTATACACAATTCTGTACAAGAATAAAGTGAAGATTAAGACCTTCCGAGGGGGTATTTGATGCATAAAACAAAAAGACCCTATCTACTGCCGGAACCGTTAACCTGTGATCCGGCGGAGGTAGCAAACGGGGTTAGCTTAACGCTGGCGGAAGCGTTCGTAGATAAACACGAACAAAAAGCAAGACGCTACGATTACATGGAAGCCCTGTACAAAGGCTTCCATGATGTCTATAAGCAGCCGGAAAAAGAGGACTGGAAGCCGGATAACAGGTTGGCGGTCAACTTTCCGCGCTACATCACACAAACATTTACCGGATACGGCTACGGGATCCCGATTAAAGAGACTCATCCGGATGAATCCGTGAATGACTCCATCCGGGCATTTTGCGATGCCAATGACATGACAGACCATGAAGCGGAGCTAATCACGAAGTGCTGCATTTATGGCCACGCATGGGAGTACATTTACCAGGATGAAAGCGCGCAGACCAGAGTAACGGAATGCACGCCGAAAGAGCTGTTTGTTGTTTATGATGACACCATGTCAAAACGGGCGCTGTTCGCTGTACGGTATGGCCGGCACAGTATTGATGGCAGACAGCAGGGCGCGCTGTATGGGGAGATCCTTACCCGGGCAGAGATTATCCGGTTTGACGGCAGGAAGCAGACCGAACGGATCCCGAACCCATACGGATATATCCCCTGTGTGGAATGGCGCCTGAATGACGAACGTATGGGGCTGTATGAGGCCGTAGCCGGGCTTGTGGAAGCTTATAACCATACATTGGGCGAGAAGGCGAACGACGTGGACGCCTTCGCGGAAGCGTATCTCGCTATTCTGGGCGCAGAAGTTGATGATGATGGGCTGTATAAGATCCGGGATAACCGGATTATCAACCTGTACGGTACCGATGACGCAAAAGACATCCTGGTGCAGTTTTTGCAGAAGCCTACAGCCGACGGCACCCAGGAAAATTTATTGAACCGGCTGGAAAATCTGATTTATCAGACTTCCATGGTGGCAAACATTTCCGATGAAGCCTTTGGAAATGCCACATCCGGAACGGCGCTGGCCTACAAGCTGCAGGCCATGAGTAATCTTGCGCTGACGTTTGACCGGAAGATCACGAAAAGCATCAAGAAGCGCTATAAAATCTGGGCAAGCCTTGGCACGAATACACCGGATCCGGATGCCTGGAAAGAGATTGACATAAAAATGACTCGGAATCTTCCGAAGAACCTGGCGGAAGAGGCACAGACCGCGGCGCAGCTGTCCGGGGTTGTCAGTCAGGAAACACAGTTATCTGTGCTTTCCATCGTTCAGGACCCGAAAGAGGAGATTGAACGGATGGAAGAGGAATCAGAGTCTGCGCAGAGTAAGACGTTGGATCTGTGGGCGCAGAGGCAGCAGGTAGGTGAAGCAGATGAACAGTCTGGAGTATTGGCGAAAGCGGGAGACAGAAGCGAAAAAGAAGTACATAACCGATGAAAATGCATACGCAAAAGAAATACAGGATATGTATCTTCGGACGCTGGACCGTGTGCAAAAAGAAATAGACAGCTTCTACACGCGTTATGCGGCGAAAGAGGGAATCACTATCGCTGACGCGAAAAAACGCGCAGATAAGCTGGATATGGAAGCCTACGCGGCAAAGGCAAAGAGATATGTAAAGAATCGGGACTTTTCCAAGCAGGCCAACGAGGAAATGCGTCTGTATAACTTGACTATGAAGGTGAACCGGCTAGAGCTTCTGAAAGCAAATATCGGATTGGAATTGGTGCAGCAGTCTGAAGACCTGCAGCAATTCCTAGATGAGAAGCTGACCGGGCGGACGATGGAAGAACTGCAGCGTCAGGCCGGAATCCTCGGGGAAAGTATCAGCGATGAGGCGAAGGTTGCAAAACGTATTGTAAATGCATCTTTCCACAATGCCACCTTTTCCGAACGGATTTGGCAGAATCATACGCTGCTAAAAGCAGATCTTGCCAAACAGTTAGAGATTGGTCTGATCCAAGGCAAGCATCCGACAGTGCTGGCCAGGGACCTTAGAAAGACCTGGGACGTCTCACAGTACCAGGCGCTGCGCTTAATGCGTACAGAGCTTGCCCGAGTGCAGATAGACGCACAGATGCAATCCTATGACAACGCCGGGGTTACGGAATACACTTATATCACCTGTGGATTCGGTGATGCCTGCCCCGTCTGCCGGGCGCTGGATGGCCAGCACTTTAAGACATCGGACATGCTTCCGGGGGAGAACGCCCCACCGATGCATCCGAATTGTCACTGCAGCACAGCGGCTTACGCGGATCGGAACAGAATTGATTGGCTGAAAGAGAGGAAATACAGATGAAAGAATTAAGAGAGACCATTGAAGACATGAGCAGCCCAGATTACACAAGACGCATGGCAGCGGAATACGAACAGCTGAAAATCCGTTTTTTGAAGCTGAAGAAAATGCTTGAAGAATGGGATTATGAAACCCTTCCATTTACGCCGAACTGCCCTAGAGGTCTGTACAATCTGCAGATCCGTGCCATGACGGATTACCTGGCGGTGCTGGAAGCGCGTGCCGTGATAGAAGGCATTACGCTGAGTGTGTAAGCCATGGGGAAAGGAACCAATCCGAGAGTAGGAGGTAAACATGATAAACGTATCCATGGATTCACTGCCGGAAGAAAACAAAAACGTTATTGCACACTTCAAGAACCCTTCGATGCCGTCAATTGCTGTGACGGCAGACGCCGCAATAAAAATAGCGTCGGTGCGGG